TCTTAGAAGAAAAGCTAAAGCACAAAACGAGCCGATAGAAGATGCGTTTAAGGATTTGGCTGTATATTCAATCATAGCACAGATTGTGTCTAATGAAAAGTGGGGCAAGTAAGGATGCCACAGATATGGGATATAGCATGGAAGATGAAAAAATAAATCTCGAGACGTTTGATTATACACTAAGTAGTGATTGGTCAGACTTTATTAAATTTTGTTGTACTCCTATGTCAGAGAAAGAAGTGGAGGATTTTTGGAATGAAGATTAGTTTTACAGGTACAGGATGTTCAGGAAAGAGCACGTTACTCAAGAAATGCAGAGAACACTACGGAGATAAATTCACCTATGTGACCGAGGTTACTCGACCTATAGCACGTAGGGGCTTACCCATTAACGAAGATGGTGGTGACGAGACTCAAAGAGCCATAATTGATGCACATATTGAGAATAATAAATTAGATAATGTAATAATGGATAGATGCATTGTAGACGGATATGTATATACTGAATGGCTGTTTAATCAGCAAAAGGTAAATGGAGAAACATATGAATATGCGTATAATACACTTGATGATATTCTCAATGATCTTGATATAATTTTTTATTGTTGCCCACTGGAAATGGAAGATGACGGTGAGCGGAGTACTAATGAAAGCTTTCAAAGCGACATAGCTAACAGCATGACACAACTACTATATCAAGAAGACTGGAACTTGACTTATAAAGGAAAGTTAGTAACTCTGGAAAATGAAAATGTTGATAAACGATTTGAAGATATTAAAATAGCAATAGACCAATATGAGCACCGCACAATTAGATAATTCAAATGTAAGTAAGGTTCTTGGCAGAACCGTAAACTATCCGGATCAATATGATCCATCAATCCTCGTAAGAGAACCTAGACACGGTAATCGTAAGCATCTAGATTTAGATGATAATAATTTACCATTTTGTGGATATGACATTTGGAATGCATATGAAGTGTCATGCCTAACAAAAAAAGGCCTTCCTGTTACTGGTATTGCTAAGATCGTATATCCTTGTGATAACAAATATATTGTTGAATCAAAGTCTCTTAAGTTGTATTTTAATTCATTTAATATGACTCAATTGGGAGATACTGCTGATCAAGCTCGAGATGCTATTACAGAATTTGTTGCGAATGATTTGGCCATACTGCTAGAGACTGATGTTCATGTCACTATTTTTGCCCCAGAAGAAGTTAGTGTAACTGAACCATATTTCAATAGTGGGTATGATACTTTAGAAATTAGCAGTGATTGCAGAGATTTAGACTTTAATGTATATACTGAATCCCCTGAACTTCTTGCTACAGAATTTAGTATTACTGCACAGCCATATATGGTTAGCCAAAGATATCATAGTAGCTTACTTAAATCTAATTGTCGAGTTACACATCAACCGGACTGGGGCGATGTGTATATTGCAATGAAGGGTAGAAAAGTAGTTAGACCGAAAAATCTATTAAAATATATTGTCTCGTTTAGAGACGAAAACCATTTTCATGAGGAAATCACCGAAACGATCTATAAGAGGCTTTGGGACACGTTTGAGCCTAAAGAACTTGCTGTTACTTGTCTTTATGCTAGACGTGGCGGTATTGACATTAACCCTACTCGGGTATCTCATATTGACTTACTTACAGATAGCTTGATTGATATGGATAAGCCGTTTAGTAAGACACCCAGACAGTAATTAAGGCATTTCACCTTTAGCATCTCGATATGCAGATAATATTAGAGGCTCTGCACCAGCTGGTAGAGCGTCAGTTTGATCCATTACGTGATGAAGTACCTGATCATCATCTATATCCGGGTCTTCCATGAATTCTATCCATCTATCTTTAAGGGTATTGAGAAAGACCTCTCGACTTAGTTCTTGCTCTGATTCCATCATGGCGGTATATAGCTGGATTAATTCCATAGCCTTACCTTTTTCGTGCGAGCCTACAGAAGGAATAGCCATATCACCATAAGCTTCCCAAATTAGTTCACCGTCTTTATCCATAATGATATTTATACAAAAAAAGACCCAGCCCCCGAAGGGGCTGGGTGTGATTTTGTCGATTCGGTGTCGTGCACCTCCTGCAGCAGTATACTAGACGTATACGGACTGATTACCAGGAGTAAACGCGACGCCAAGATCCTTCACGATGACTATGTGATAGTACAAGTTCGCACCGAAGATATGATCAACTACGCCGTAGCGTGTTAACATACCAACTCTTGGTGAGAAGTCGTTAGGGCCGATAGTGCGCTGCACCATGACAGGAATGTACGGACAATAGACGATTCCAGTGTCGTAAAACTCTGGTCCTTTGTAGCCCAATAGGGCATACTCAAGACGAGTTGTACGTCCACTATTAGTGGAATCCTCGAACTGTCCTTCTGTACGTGTGTCACGATAAACGTTAAATCTGCCACCTAAGTTACCAACCTTGGCTACGCCAACTGGTTGTGTATTTACATTGCCACTAACAGGCATCGCGTTAAATTCTGGAAGCATTTCCAAAATTGCGCAAACGCGCGGGGTACAAACTACAAAGTTTGCAGCACCACGACGGTTACGAACAGCGATTCTATTAGCTTCGACAATTAATCTTTGGTAGAGATCACGATTGCGCTCAGCCATCCAACGACCGTCAGCACTTGCAGCACTCCATACGCTCCATCCCTTAGGATGTCCCGCATTAAGGGCTACCTGAACCATGCGCATTATCATTTCACGATCGATCTCAGCTTGGAGCTCATAGCTCATAGCGTTGGTCAATTCGGTATCAATGTCAATGCCATTCATGTTCTTTAGATCTTGTTCAAGTTCAACACTCCAGCGAGCGGCTAATCTGCGAGTACCAGCTTCAACAGCAGTCTTCTCAAAGTTCACAACCATCTGAGGGATTTTAGATGTAAGCTCATAATTGGCAAGCAATTGAGCAACACCTGAATCCTGTCCGATCATTGCAAAGTCGCTAGCGGCATCAGTGCCGGTAAGCGCATTTGAAGATGTGCCAGTGAAACGAGTATCGAGAATTTGGTAACCGGCTTCGAGATTGGTGGCTCCACCAACATCAGAACCGCCACCTGTAACCCGCGTCCCCGCATCCAATGAGCCATCAATGCCCTTTGCTGTGGTTCCGCCTAGGGCGTCGTCCTCGTACTTGTATCTAAGTGCAAACGCAAGTCCTACCGGTCCACTCATGGGCTGAACACCAACGATTTCGTTGGTGATTAACTCAGGGAATGTACGGCGAATCATCGGAATAAGGATTTTAGGAAGACGTGCATCACCTGCTGCATAGTTGTCACCACTGAAGTGCGTTGAGGTTCCCTGATGGGAGCCAAATACGCCGCCAGTAGATGCGCTATTGTCAGCCTCTTTTAAACACCACTGTTCTTGGTTTTCCAAGAGAATAGCAGTATTCAAACGAGTGTGATCGTCTTCGACAGGTGCAACTTTGTCAGAGGTATAGTTGAGCACAGGGCTCCACTTCTCCAACAACGCGCCTGCACGGTCCTCGTCGATATAGGATTGCGATGGTCTAATCTGTTTCATACGTTATTTTTTAGTTCCTTTCTTATCTATTATTTGATAAGGCCACTGTGGGCCATCAGGTGACGAGCACCTCATAAAATTTGAATCTTAATATTTGCCGAGCTCTCCCATATATGCATTAAAGAATGGTTCGGCTTCTTCTTGAACTGGTGAAGTGCTTTCAACTACTACTTCCTTAACAGCCGAGTCTACGTTACCCTTAACCTGCGTTTGTGCCTCTTTCCTCAATTTTTGATCACGCTTTTCAGTTTCTTTATCAAATAACTGAACTGTGTAGTTGAAGTTTTCGGTAATGAACTCAGCATCCTTGTCACCCAGAACCTTCTTGACGTAATTTTTCTTTACTTCAGGTAGATCCTGGGATAGATGCTCAATAAGAGCTTCTGACTTAACAGAAGCCAATTGATATCTTAGGCTGTCGTTCTCATGAACGATTGTAGCTAGGCTCTGGTTAGCCTCATTGATTTGTGCTTTACCATCGACAACTGCATCTTTGATTGAATCTTTAGCAAGAGCCATATCAACTGCGAGCATCTTTTGAAGCTCAGACAGAAGTCGATCAGCACGTTTGTTATTGACAGCTTCTTCAAGCATGTCTTGTGGGAAAGTCTTTTCAAGATAAAGATCTAGATAATTACTGACGTCATCTACCATCTTGCCTTTGAACTCAGTAGCTTCGCCGTGTACCTCC